GGATCATCAATAACCAAAAGATCAGCACCACGGCCTGTAATTGCACCACCCACGCCAGCTGCGAAAAACTCACCTTCTTGGTTGCTCGTCCAACGGCCAGCTGATTTGTTATCCGCTTGTAACTGTAGCTCTGGAAAAACATGTTGGTAATCTTCGCTGCCAATAAGGTTTCTGACTTTACGGCCAAACCTTACAGCAAGTTCCGCTGTGTGTGTTGTCTGAATAATTTTTAAGTCGCCTCTTCTGCCCATCATCCAAGCCGGAAAAAAAGTAGATGCAAACTCTGATTTTGAGTGCCTGGGCGGTAAACAAACAATCAATCTCTTGAGTTTACCATCTGCAATTCGATTGAATTTATCTGCTATTATTTTATGATGTCGGCCTTCAATAAAATCTGGCCACATGTGTTTGATAAACGACATGAAATCGGATTGGCAACTGTCTTGTTTCTCTAATTGATCGTATCGATTAATTAAAGCAAGCGCCTCGGCTTTATCTTGCTCAGACAGAATATCAAAATCTTTGTAGGAAACTTCACTCATAAGCGAGCCGGGGGGCAAGGTAGTGACGTAAAAGACCACCCGACTCTAAGCGAAACCGCCTAGACGTAGTATTACACATCGCTAAATCTCGTGCCATGGTTCATTCATAAATAACAAACTTTCTGCCTCACGCCTACGGATCAAGCCATCCAATGTCTTTCCTCCGGCCTTATTCCATCGTCGCATCTCGCTTGGTACTCTGGCAAAATTCTTGGCATTAATTTCTTTAAGCATAGTAGAGGACTTTAGGTTTGAAGGCCCAAGATTCCAAGTCCATGCCATAATTGCGTCCCATTGATTTTGTGTAAGCTCAACTTCAATATATTTTTCCAAATAAGTCTCAAACTCTTCCAATTCTTCATCGAATCTTTTTTCGACTTCTTCCATAGTCATTTTTGTGTTTTCATTAATGCCTTTTGTAAAGCCGAATCCACACGTCCAAACTCCTACGCTATCTTGATAACTATAACAAACACCATCTTTCTGTGGGCACCCTTCAAATTTTTTGATGAGTGCCTTTCCCTCTTCGGATATTTTCATTTCATACTCCCCATGTTCCGTCCGATCTAATCTTAGCGACTTTTTTACCGCCGTGATATTCAACAGCCAACTGTTCATCAATAAGAATAGCGCAGATATCCCGACCATCTTCACTGTACGGAATACCCAAGATACGTCCGTATTTACCTTTGCCAAGCGATTTAACTTTGAATTTACCACTACATAACTCCTTTAATCGTTCTTTTGCTTTCAATCCTAAGACCTTTTCTTGTGCTCTTTCTGGATATCTTTTTGTGTTGATGCGACTCTCCGGGGTATCGATCCCGGCAAGTCGTATTCTTTGTTTGTGCAATCTGACTGAAAATCCTAGGTCCAGCACACAATCCAAGGTGTCCCCATCTATTATTCTGTCTAGGGTTGCGTTATATACAAAAGCATCTGGCGCATCACTCATTTGTTTCTCCTTCTTTGGTTGTAACCATTCTATAATATACTACGACATCTTTGAGCTCAGTGATGTATCGTTTGAGCTCTTGCATGTTGTAGGCCATCACTTCGTAATCCGGCACTGTCATTGCTAAAAATACAAGCTCACCTTCTTGTTCTTCGATGATTTTAAATTGTTCTGTGTAGTTTTCTGGCGTAATGGTCAACCATCTGACTTCCTTGAGATCTATTTCCCTAGGCATTACAGGCTGGACAATCGTTCTGTCTATTGGCTTCGATGTAACCTGTATTTCTTTAGTTGGAATTAGACTGCAACTGCAAGCCATCATCGAGATTATCAACAGTGCTGCTGAGTTTTTCGATGTCTTCCATGATATGTTTTGTGCCATTATTTATTTTCCTCTGCATTTCTACCGGATCTGCAAGTATTTTAGCTGTTAATTTATAATTCTGAATAAACTGAGTGTATCTGTTGAGCTCTCTCATTGCCGCTTGACTTTTAACTGTCATGTCTTGGAGCTGTTGTGTTTGGAGTTGAAAATCATTCTCCAAGGTTTTGATTGTCTCTTCTTGGATTGCAACAGCTCCCTCCAGGCTTTTATTATTGGCTTGTAAAACAATGTTTTCGTTATATAGCCAATAAGAGAGGGCACCCAATACCAATATAATTCCTATAAGTAACTGTTGCATTATAATCTTTTGATTATGTAGTTGAGGCCGCCAGCGCTTCTGTATTCAATCAATTTATTATCCTCATCTATAAATTTTAAGTGCCTATCTTTTTGAACCATGACTCTTTTCGATATGTAAATTCTATCATCGCCATCGCCATACTCTTTGTTCCAGGACACTGTAACTTCGTACCTTGGTCTTAATAAATTTATAATCCAAGTAAAAAACTTTTTAACAGCTTTTTTTATACTGTCCATATTGGCAGCTCATCCTTTTTACCTTTTACTTTAATCGATTCTAGTGATTTTAATACAAGTTTGCAATTCTTTGCAGTGTTCTCACCAATCAATATATCTACACCTACGTCTTTTGTTGCGCTTTCTAATCTCGCCGCAGTATTAACTGGATCACCGATTGCTGAATAATCAAATCGAGTGTCAGATCCCATGTTACCTATGACAGCATTACCGGATTGACAGCCGACGCCCACTTGGACTGGATTGGATAATGTTTTGTTGAGCTCGTCTATTCCTTTTTGTATGTCTATGGCCGCTTGAACAGCTTTGGTTTCATGTTCTTCGAGATCCAGAGGAGCTCCAAAAATAAACATCCCAGCATCTCCAATAAATTTGTCGGTCATTCCTCCTAGTTTTTGCACAGCGTTTACCTGGACTGTCAAAGTTTTATTCATTATTTCGGTTACTTCTTCTGGAGATAATTTCTCACTGAGAGCTGTAAAACCACGAAGATCTGTAAAAAGATAAGTGCAGTATCTTTTTTCTCCGCCCAGCTTCAACAGATCTGGATTTTTTTGGAGCTGCTTAACTTGTCTTGGATCCAAATAATGCTCAAATTGTTTTTTGATCTGTTGTCTCAGTTTATATTGTTTTCTGAAATTTAGATAAAAAGCGACAAAACCTACGATAAAACCAGCAGTTAATGTCCAGGTAACATCAATTAAAAGGCCTTTTTGTATGGTTTGGTAGCCAAAATAAGCGATTAGAGCGTTTATCAGCCCATAAGATACTAGACCAAGGGTAATGCCAAATACGTTTAATACGAGCCAAATACAGCTTACTGAGAGCAAAAACAGTGCTATTTCTGCCAACAAAGCATAGTCTGGGATAATTGGGCTGTCTTGAATTAAAATTGACTCAGAAAGCGCAGCTTGTATTTTATGCGGTTCCAATAGGCCAGCTGGTGTCGCAACCTGTGGCATGATGCCTTTGGCCGTTACACCAACAAAAATAAAACGACCTTTGATGAGCTCAGTCTGTCTAATATCATTTAATGAAAATTGTGGCGTATCAACCCAGCTAATCCATTTTCTTCCCAGGGTGTCTGTTTTGACAGGAGGCAAGCCTTTAACTCGGACCTCTTGGATTCCAGCATCGGAGGTTTTAATTACATAAGTATCGGCACCAGCAAGGACTTTTAAGACTTCGGTTCCGTATGCGCTCACCCAGCCATCTGGTGTTCTGAGCAACAATGGCATACGCCTTACCAGCTGATCTACTTCTGTGGGTGCTACCGCAATGCCCTGGTATGCTGCTTCTCTTAATATCGGTATGTTCTGCACCACGCCTTTTGCTTTGAAACCGCCATGGTCTTGGCCCAAAATCACTGTTCCGGTTGTCATTGGGTATTCGCCATTGTCGTTTTCAAATGTAGCCAATACGCTTGGTGCAGCTGCTAGGCTTTTTGCAAACTCTGAGTCACCACCAAATCTGTCATTCTGTGGAAAAGAGATTACCCAGCCAACTCCCAAGGCGCCTTGATCTAATAATTCATTTTGAATTTTTGCCAGGCGGTTTCGTGGAAACGGATAACCGCCTTCTTTTTCTACGTCGTCTTCCGTAATGTTTAGTATTGAGAAATATCCAGAGGGTTTTTGTTCTGGAACCAATGTATCAAATGTTTTGAGTTTTAGTATTTCTAATGGAGCCCATTGTTGAACTAAAGGAGCTCCTAACAAAATGAGCAAAAAACCTAGTTGTATGGTTCTAATCACCTTGATTAATCGTCAATGTTTTATTGCAATTATTGGTGCAGTTATAATTTACTGTGATTGATTTATTGGTTGTTCCCGATTGACTTGCGGTGACATCGTAATCATCTGTGTAGAAATTTAATCTCATGTAATGATCCCCGCTGCCTGTTTGTGTGATTGTGGCATCGTTGTTATCAGCCGAAGTGCTTGCATAAATCTTGGCGTAATGTTCTCCCGTTCCGGATTGATTGATAGAAAAATTGGAGCTGTCGCCAAAAGCACGGATCTCGCCTTCTTTATCATCGCCAGTTTGAGTTATGGAATACACGTTATTATCGCCTTGCATGTAGATTTCTGCATCGTTGTTGTTGCCATTCTGCACAACATCCATATCATTTCCATCATCGTCTGCATCGATATAACCAAAGTTATCGTTGCCGTCCTGGTCAATCTTGTATTCATTTCCTGTGTGGTTGGCTACTTGGCTGTAAGCTCTTGCCGTGTTGCTCGTTCCTTCCTGGTCAATATCAATCGTGGCATTGCTGCAATTATGTGTGGTGTAAGTGCCTTGCGATAAGCCGCACCAAACTCTTGCAGTATTACTGGTGCCAATTTGATCGATATGTATTAGCGATGAGCTGCCTTTCGTTCTGACCTCAACATTGTTGTCGCCCGCAACAGCAACAAAAGAAAATATACTAATCAGACTGATTGATAATAATTTCATTTTCACCGCCTCCATTGGTGGTTATGTTTATCTGCTTACCAGCAGAAAGTATCTGTATATTATATCCACCGGATTTATCTAATTCTAAATCAATGGTGTTTTCCACTTGCCTAACCAAAGTTAAGATTTCGCCTTCCACAAACGTATATACTTGTGCATCTTGGTCAAATCCAGCAATGATTCCTTCTATTCTGACGCCATCAATCTCACTAGCGTCTTGTTCTTTTTTACCTAAATCTTCAATGATTTCAAGTAGATCTTGTAGAAAATCGACGGCCAGTAAATCAATATCAAGCCTGGTTATTTCCTCTTGCAGATCATCTTCCGACAAACCGCTGTCGTCGTCTAGGTCATTCTCTTCTAAAAAATCAGCGTCCAAGACATTGCTGGATGAGCTGCTTTGATCTTCGACAGCTCGCTCCACTTCATCCGGTGGATTAACAATTAAAAGATTGTCTATAAAATTCAAAGACATGTTGACTAATGTAACTGCTTTTGTCGGTGGGCTTTCTGCAACACTGACCATCGTTGCCTGGAAGGGTTGATTTAAAACCTCGGTCCCGGCTATCGTTTCCACACTAATGGATCCGGATGAGCTGCCGTCTGGATTGGGTAACAAAATAATAAGTGAGCGGCCGAGCTCATCGACTGTGGTTGTAAAGTCAGTGCCTCTAATAAAAATTGAAGCGCTTGGTGTCTCAATGGAGATGTTTTCTTTGTCTATTCTTCCCAGGGCGCCAGTAATAAAACGAGCTGTTCCGCTGGCCATCTTGAGTGCCATTTTGCTTTTAGACGGGTTAGCATCATAGATATATTCATCAATAATGATTTTAGAGTGCTCAGTAAGGCGAATGACAGAAGAATCGAGAAACGTAATGCCAAGCCTACCATTGCCAGTCCGAACATCGTCATAACTAAGAATGTCCAAAGAAGTTCTTGCGAGAAGTTTATCCGTTTCATCTGCTCGTAAAACTTCTCCATTGCCTCTGAGCTCAGATATCTCGCCTACTTGTGCATAAACATTGAAAGCCAGTGACGCTAGGATTAGCAGCCACTTGTGCACTGATCTATGTCTATCGTTGCATTACTGGTGGTCGATGTAATTACCACAACGTCTGAAACACTGCCTGTGCTATTTGTTTGATCGATGTCTATGTTGTTCGTGGATCCGTCGATCTCAGCTGTGATTGAATGGTCAGAGTTTCCTGTTTGTGTCGTATCAATGTCATTAGAATCGCCATCTACATCCCAATTATTTATGCAGCCAACCACTTCACATGTTGCATTGAGATCGTTTGAGTTCCCGGCAATTACGATGTCTTGATTACCAGCGGTTGCGGTTGCCGCCGCACCTTGTGTGAATGTCACTGTGTTTGAATCACCAGTGGCCGCATAATCAAAATCAGTGTTTGCTACATCTCCACTCGCACCCAATGCCAATGTGGTTGTATTACTATCACCCGTTGTTGTAGCTGTAAAACTGGTGCTATTACCTTGGGCCACAGAAGCAGCCATGGTGTTACTGTCACCCACTTGGTCAATATCGACAGTCATTGATGTTCCTGTAAATGTTGCTCTCGCTTGTGATGTACCAACTTTGTTTGTGCCACCGATCTGATCTATATTCATAGTCAACCCGGTTCCAGACTGAGTGATATAAATATCATTATTGCCAGCGTAAACTGTAGATACAGCAAACAACAAAATTAAACTAAGTATTTTCTTCATAACTAATGTCCCACAATTTTTCGTCAATACCTATTTTAATTAAATTATACACGGATTCTTCTATTGCCACTTTTGTCGCATATCCCATGGCTTCATTTTCACTATAACCTGTTTCGATTTCTACAAGCTCAGTGCCCATTTCTATAAAACGAAACACATCTCTGCTCACGCCAGCGCTTAATATTGTTTTTGAAACCATAGTATTTAATATGACTTCGCCCGTTTGCACCAACACAGCTCGCAATGAAACAGTGATTTCGTCTTTGCGCCACTGGTTATTTGATCCAATGCCTAAGTATCGAGCTCCGTTTCCTCCAGTACCAATATTCGTATCATACTGTATAATCGCGCCTTCAATTATAATGCCAGCAAATAAAAGCGGTTTCAAAGTGTTGCCATTTTCACCATCATAAGATTGCCTGGTAGTTTTTATGAGCTGCCGTTCCCGAGTCAGAGCGTCTAAGTTATTACGTTCAACGACTACAAACCAATTACCTTTGCCCGCGCTTCTTAAAGAATCAATTAAATAATGGTCAGCTCCCTGGGTAACTGCGGTGCTGAATAATGCCATTTTTTGTGAGCTCTTGCGCTGGCCAGTTAAATCTTGAAACTTATATACGGCCACAACTGCTTTTTGATTGGGTGGCGGAAAATTAACTAGTTTTTCATGTGTTGGATGCACAATTTTTGCTTCCTCAACACATTGTAAAAAGCTGGCACAACCAGTATTGCCTACAGGTGCAAAACTTGCACAGCCATGCAATATTGACAATAAAACTATTAAATACCGCACTCGCCAGTACATACGCCAAATATCCCCACTGGAATTATTATTTCTGTGATATTTCCATCTGAATCAATCACTGTCAATGTTATGTTGATACCATCGTTTACAAAACTTATGGTATTGCCTTCGAGATCTATGGTCCCACCAGTGCCACCGCTTTCTGAGTTAAATAACGATTCTGCAATGTCTCTGGAGAGCTGCGAGTAAATTCTGGATTCTAGGTTCCGTAAAAATTTTGCAAGCGTTGTGTTCTCGGCTTCACGTTCTGCTTCTTTTAAAGCGTCTTCTACTTCTTGAGCAATTTCGTCACGCCTGGTTTTTTCTTGCTCATCGATCGTTAAATAATGTGAGGAGCTCCCAATACCAGAAAAACTTGGGCTTTTGAATTGATGTACGATCTCATCCGATATAACATTCGGTGATAAAAAGATAGCCACATATAACCAATAGTTATTCCTTTTTTTCATTTTTCTCTTGCTCTCTAAGCCGCACCACTGTATCGACTTTCTCTTTCAATCGTATCATATCCTGGTCTAGCAGTCGAAGCTGGTCAGTGAGCCTTATGATTGTGACTCGCATCTCGTCTACAGCTGGATCAATAATTCTAGTAATTGTCTGCCAAACAAAAAAAACAAAATAGCCTAGGCCTATGGCCATGACTGTTGGAAAACCAAACTTTTGAACGAGATCGACAATATCCATTAATCTCTCCTGGCATCGATCTTTCCATCTTCTACAAAGTTTTCAGCTCTGGCAATTCGGTTCAAATCTGGAGGCATATTCAAAGCACTCGACACGATTGTATCAATCCGAATAATATCGTTATTCATTATGGATGCTCGGGTAATCAACATTTTTGTGATTCCTTGTATCATTTGTATATCATCGACTAGGCCACCCATGAGCTGGCGCATAATTAGAAATATAAAGTAGCCCATGATGAGGCCGCTTGCGATAGGTAAACCGAGATCGCTAATCAAGCCAATGGCTTGTTCCATTAGTCTTTGCCTTCGCCTTTAAAGCTCTTGCTAGATCCGCTGGTTCCCGCGTACAGTCCGAACCAAGCGGCCCCGGCTCCTACGACTATAGAAATTAGTCCAGATTGCTCAAAGGAAGGTTCAGCCAAGTCCATAAACCAAAATGTCGTGTAGTACAACAAATACATATAAATAGACAAGAAGGCTCTTGGAAAGATTCTCCATGAGTCGACTGCTTGTGCTATAAAAATAACTTTTTGAAAAGGGTTGTTATTCTTGACGTCTTCTAAATCTCTGATCTTGTCTTTAAGTTCGCCTATCTCTTGTACCATCGCCATGAACTTATTAAGGTCCATTTCCACTTCATTGCGGTCCATGTCTCCTTGGAATTGTCCTGGATGTTGATTCATAACATTGCAGCCAATCCTACTACTGCGACAATAAATGGATAAACAGCCCAAATCATGTTTTCTAGCTTATCGAATCTTTTGGAGCCGTCCTCAAGTCTTTTTTCAATGTTTTGATAGCGTAAACTGCACTCCCTTTCGTGTGCTGCAATCCTTGTCATTGCTTTCTCTAAATCAGCCATTATTTCTTCTTTTTTTTAACGGCAACTGTTTTGTAGGCCTCATTGACATCATCGGTCGATTTATCATCGCCCACATAGGTTCCGTCTTCATTTCTGGCCCGAACCTTTTTTGATTCATAGCCTAAGAATCTTATTTTAAACCAATCTGATAATCCATAAGCCATTATTTATCTCCTGGTTTCATTTTGGCCCGGTAAATATTCAAAGCACATAAATCTATTAATTTATATAGCTTGCCAATCCACACATCGTCTTTCGGTGTTTTAGTAACCGCAGCTATGATGCTGCTCACACTAATGATTGCCATTATTAATGCGATCATATTTGCAAAAGTTTGCATTACTCTTCTCCTTAAATAATTATAAAAATCATGCTGGTTCTACTTCCCAACAATTAAGATTTGAAGCAACTGTTCGTCTTTCTCCTTCGCCTTTGAACGGATAAACCATGTGAGATAACCAAGAAGGAAATAAATACAGCTTACCAACTTTGGGCTGTACTTCAAAACTTTGTGGCGGTCTTAATCGTTCTACATTCATAATTTCATTGCGGCCGTAGTTGAAAGCTAAATATCCATCACATACGCCGGATGATTGATATTTGTTGTATAAGGGACTTCCGGCAGCGGGTTGGTCCAATATTTGTTGCGGTACTTTAGTCCAAGCAGTTGTTGATATACCCATAATCGTTTTAGTGCCATGATCGTGTATTGGGTTGTAGTCGCCAGCATAACTGTGTACCGACCACGTTTCGTCTACGGCTACTTGCCTGTTTTTGGATAAAGATTGTCCTGTTTCTTTCATAAAATGATTGATGTATTCAGCACCTAAACTGGTTACAAATTTAGAATACTGCCTAACCTTCTCATGCTCTGGGTCCATGTTTAATTGCTCACCATGAGCAATTTGACCGACTAATGAATTGGCTAAAGATTCTTTGTCGTCTTGTTTCCTTAAATCGTCTAAGTATGAATTTAAGTCCTCGACCATTCCATCTGGCATTTGAGTTTCCAATACGAAAACAGAAGGCATTGTCCAGATATTAACATTAATATCCGATTCCTCTAAAGGCACTGCCTCTTTGTCAGCCATGCTTAACTAGAAGGTACTGAAAAATCGTTGTCTGGTACTGCTGATGCAGGTGGATTTGTAATTACTGAATCCACTTGACTCGCAAAAACACCATCCCATTTTGCAGTATCGAACATTGCTGTCAGTGCTGCTAGATTAAATGAACTTTTTGCTGCTTTAGTAAAATCACCATCTGCTGCAACTGCTACAGTATGAAAAGTATTAGTGTAATAAGTCGCATCGCCTTCGCTGTCATTTTCATACTTCATAGACAAATGCCATTCTTCCACTTTACTAGATTTTACATGAGGGATTGCTTTTACAAGCGTTTTAGTTACTGCCATTTTTTATTCCTCTGTTTTAGATTTTAATTCCTCAACATCTGCTGAGAGTTCTTGGACTGCTTTTACAAGCATTGGTATCAGACCACCTTTTGCAATTTTCT